TTCCAATTTGACGAAACTCCTTCGAGTCCGTACATGGCATGGATCGCTACTTCGTGACCTTCTTTGATGAGCCTTGGGACGGCTTGCGCGGTTTGCGTACCGTAGCCGGTGGGGACGAATGGTGCGTTGGAATACCAGAGGATGCGTAACGCATCGGCATTGGTAAGTCTGCTACTTCGGGCAAGTGTGCTATTCCCCGATGGAGCAACAATTCCGCTTCGAGGTCTGGTAACTCGACCAAGGTGTTCTTGACGATTACGAACATTTGACACTTCCTTCTCCTTCGCAGATCGCAGGGGGAAATAGAAATAGGGTCGGTACGCCCTGCGTGTTCGTACCGACCCTAAGCCTAGGGGAATTATGGGATGTCAAGGGGCAAGCCCCTCAAGCCTTATGGCTGGAGGAGATGCTTGACGTGTGATGTTTGTGGCAAGTTGCCGTCAACACGCCATGTGGCGCGGAAGGTAACAAGACCAGCGTTGAAGGCGTACTCGTCGGAACGATCCAACTTCAACCCACCGACGGTGCGCACGTAGTACGAAGGCAAGTGGCCAACGATTACGGACTTGGTGCCTGTGGTGGCTTCTGCCATGTTTGGGTTCTCGTAGATTGGCTTGCCCAAGAGCATGTCTGGGGAGTCCATTGCGAGTGCTGGTTGGAACACGTAGTTTCCTGCTGTGTCCTTCAACTTGCGAACACGACCAACTGACTGACCTGTCATCATCCAACCAACGCCTGGAAGGTTGCGAGCTGCACCATCCAAGGAGTAGAGAAGGTCGATGAGGTTGTCTGCTGTGAAGCCGGTTGCTGTGCCTGAAGTACCGCCAACAGACGAAGCTGCGACGATGCCCTTCGGCTGGTTGGTTCCTGTACCAACAGTCAATGCTGAACCAACTGCGTAGCCCAATGCGTTGCCTGTCATTTGAGCCAAGAAGCCCAAGATGTCAACACCAGAATCCTCGATCAACTCTGTTGTGAGCTGGGTGAGGAACGAATACTTGTAAGCACTCAAGGTGATGAACGAGTTGAACTGCATGTCGGACTCGGAGATTGCTGTGCCTTCGCCAGGCAGTGCTGCTGTTGACCAGCTGAACTGCGATGGGATTTGCAAGTTCTCGCCACCAGCAGTGTTCAACACTGTTGATGTTGCAAGAACAGGAGCAACCAAACGTGCCTGTGCAATCACTTGATTGTAGAACGAGGTTGGAACTGGTGCGCCAGCTGAACCCTTGGTGATGTCACGACGCTCAAAGTTGTGCGAACGAACGTCGCCCTTGATGAGTGCGCGGATCATTGCCACGTCTTCTTGAACTGGTGCTGCTGCAACAGGACGAACCTGGTCTGCAATCTCACGGGTTGCTGCGTCCATGCGAAGTTCGCGTGATTCATCTTCACGGAGTTTTGCGATGGTTGCTGCACGCTCGTTCAGTTCGTCGTTGAGACGGCTGTAGGTCTGTTCTTCTTCTGCTGAGAGGTCACGCTTTTCGGCTGTGGCCACGTCAATGATTGCTTTGGCTTGGTGCCAGGCTTGTTGACGAATCTCAACTTGACGGTCTAGATATTCTTTCATGGTTTGATTCTGCTTTCGGATTGTTGTGAATGGGGATACGCAGGGAGGTACTACTTCTCAACCTGATGCGGCTCCGCATACAGCAACACTGTTGACGGCTCCGTCAACGATGCAGTGAACAGATGTTAGGCGATGGTCTTCAATAAATCAAGGTGCTTCGCCATAACACCTAGACGAGATGGTGCAGCATCCTGCACCGGTTCAAGTTTGGCGACAGTTTCACGAAGCAACATTGCATGATCGGATGACAATGTTTGACCTGCTTCGAGTGTCGTGATCGCTGCTGCGAGCTGATCCGCGTCAATTCCTGTGCGAGTAGAGAGTGCATCCAACGAGCGTACAATCGCAGTCGTTGCTGTGTACGCAGGGAATCCTGTGACAACGCTCACCTCAAACAGTTTGATCTGACGAAGTTCACGCGACTGGCCATCATCAGACCACATGTCGCCACCAGAAGGAACGGTGAATCCGAACGACATCGAGTTCACATCACCACGTTGCATCAAGACCGACAGGTCACGACCAATCGTGGTATCAGGCAACGATGCGTCAACGAGCAATCCTTTGGAGTCTTCAGATAGTCGCAGTGTTTTGGCACGGGTTGTGGCAAGAAGCATGCTTGAATCATGGTTCATGTACATGCGCACATTGTTCTTTGACTTGAGTGATCGTGCGAATGCGCCTGGTGCAATCCGTTCAATGAATGGCAGTGGTTCCGAAGGCGAGTTGAATACGGCTGCATAACCTGTGAACGACATGCCGTTGCCTTGTGGGTCTGCGCGAAGTTCAAAGTCGTTTGATGTGATGCGACGTGTTTCAACAGTTGTGTCCATGTCGCCAATGCTAGTACCAAATGGGCTATGCGATCTAGATGACTTCGGGTGATCCTTCGGCAACAGATCATTGTCACCAATATATTTTGCATTCTCAGGTCTACCGTTGCGCAACAAATATAAGAACGCATTGACCCGTGCATACGACCATTGGTCACGGGTGATTCCTGGACGATGCGAAGTGGAGAATGCACCAGCCCCTCGACGGAATACTGTGCGCAACATACCAACCGTCGCACGTTTGGCAGGGTTATCACCGACTGCATCGTTGTGTTCTTTGGCTTTGTTTGCCAAACCTGTCTCAATGGCTTCTGACAGTTCAATCGTCTTCCCACTCGCAGGAGCCTTCGCAGACCCAACAGGATTCTTATCTGAACCAGTCACCTGATCCTTCGGTGGGGCAGGAGCATCAGCCCGTTCCGCTTTGATTGCCTCAGCCTTCGACATGAACCAGTTCATCGCAGGTTCAGGGTCGAGTGGGTTGATGCCCCAAAGATAGAACGCAACCGCACCGGCACCAGGGAACTCTTTATCATCAGGGTTTGAGTTCTTCGTTGCATCCAAGTCCACAAGATGTCTCGCACCCCAAGCGTTCGTGCGAATCACTTTGTCTTCGCTGATGTCACCACGAGCCATGTCCCGTGCCTCACGCACAGTCCGATCCACCAAACCATCACCAGCCAAGCCTTGCCCGTAATAATCCAAACCTTTACGAGCAGCCGAACGAATATACACAGGAACATCCAACGACACTTGGCGTTCTTCTTCGTGGTCTTCGGGTTCCCAAGCGTTGCAATACCAACCGCCAAGAACATACGCATCCCACTTCATGCAATACGCCTTCAACTCTTTGCCATCTTCTTGAATCATGTCCTCGTTGTAGTAATGGCAGTTCCCACATGCGCGACCTTCAGGAACATCAGCAGCCAACGCAGGACGATAGTTATCTGGCAACGCCCGTTCACCACCAGGTTCCATATCCTCAGCAATCGACACAGCAACCATCTGATCAATCGCATCCTGCTTCGTAGTGTGGCAACCAACAACTTCACCATCTTCTTTGACGGTTGCCCAACCTGAACAATCAGGTGATTTGTCTGTAATGAAATAAGGCATCAGACCAACAACAATACTTCAGCATCATCATCCAGCGAGGAGAACGTGACCGAACCCAACGCACCAACATCGACACCACCAAGCCGTGACCCAGCCCGAGCCGACACCAACACAGGTCGTCGAGGTTTCGGAATCTCAACGACAATCTGTTCTGGTAGTTCTTGTTTCTTGACCGGTGTGGAAGGTTGCTTCCACCAGCGTGACCCAGAAGGAGGGATGACAGGAGGTTCAGGTGGAGCAGACTGCGCTGAAGCACTAGCAGCCAAACCACCAAGATCGGCTGAAGCCACAGCAGTTTTCGCCACCTTCGTTGTCGCAGAAGCATCAAGCCCACCCAAACTCGCCTGAGCAATAACATCTTTGGCAACCTTCGTTGTTGCAGACGCATCAAGCCCACCCAAAGACGCAACAGCAACAGCATCAGTCTTCCGTGCCTTGGCTTGTGCAGAAGCATCAAGCCCACCCAAAGGAGCCGAAGCCACAGCAGCTTTGATGACAGTCGCAGTCGCAGCATTCACCAAACCACCAAGGGCTGATGTGCCGGTGGCAACAGTTAGGAATTGACCGCCATCAAGAACAGCTGCGCCATCAAGCGTTGAAGTATCAAGGATGAAGGCTGCTCCACCACCAAGACCGAAGCCTGCGTTGTCGAGTGTGGTTGAGTCAAGGACGAACCGTTGAACGGCCATCACAAACCTACGATGCGAGCGTCAGTGCGACGGTGAGATTGCCTGAACTAATCGTGTACGTGTCACCAGCGTCATACGGGTTTGCTGTGATCGTGCCAGAGAACAAGAAGTTCCCTGCTGATAACGCATCCCAACAAGTGAAGTGGTTTGCATCTTCAGACCCTGCGATGTTCGTCCAACTGATGTCAGCATCCGATGCCAACGCACCAGTGGTGGAAACACCAAACGACACAGACTTGCGTGTCGTTTCCACAGCAGGGTTCGCAGTACCAGCAGCACCAGGATCACCAACGTGCAACTTCACATACGGCACAGCAACCGAGAACGCAGTTGCATTACCCAATGCGTTCATCCAAGCATTGCCCAAGTATGCGCCAATTCCGTGTGCCATTAGTCTTCAACCCTTTCAGTGATCGTCAAGATACGCCCATCAGCGTCACGCTCAACAGTGCGGATCGTTGGCTTTGACTGGGGGATGTTGACACGAACGACAGTCTCAGGAACATTGATGATCGGTGCAGGAACATTCACAGCCGGAGGCGTATAGTTCAACACCACTTCAGGCATATTGATACTCATATCCTGCGACTTGACTTCATACACCGAAGCAGGATCAGCAGGATTGATTGTTGACAACGCTTGCAACTGTGTTGAAGGAACACCAGTGTGCGCAATCCTTGGCAACTCCAACGAAGCCATCACCTCA